AAGAGTACTGGAAACCATTAGGTAAGATAGGTGAGTATAAGAGAAGGTTACGATGGAAGAGACTAGGTAGTAGCAGAGATAGGATCTATGAGATACGTATTACGGATAGCTGCTCACCTACATTAATTGCTGGTTACGTACAAGCTAAAGAATCCAGTAGGGAGACATAGGCATGAGTCACAGAGTATTACCTAGAGTACCTCCTGAAGGTCCTGATGATAGATGGTATAGTGATCTAGAGCTAGCTTTCCAGCACTACGAAGAGACTATTACTCCCGCACAAGTAGCGGCCAACATAACAGTTGAAGAGACTTTCACACTTACTGGTATTAATAGTAATGATACTATTATTATTAATCCTCCTTCTACTACAGCAGGCATAGGTATAGCAGGAGTTAGAGTATCAGCTAAAGATACAATAGCAATTACGTTTATAAATACTACAGCTGGAGCATTAACGCCTCCCTCTGGTGAATACATTATAGTAGCGATAAGGGGTTAGAGATGGGATTTGATTTAGGTAGTGCAGTATCTGGTGGGATTAGTGGCTTTGCCTCTGGAGGAGGCTGGGGAGCAGCAGCTGGCGCTGTCCTAGGAGGATTTAGCGGCAGTGCTACTGGTGGTGGAGAAGCTTCTGGAGGCTATGGAGCAGGTGCTGGTTACGCCAAGGAGCAGGCTCAACAGCTTAGGAAAGATCTAACTCCTTACAGAGAACTGGGAGAGTGGGGAGCAGGCTCCTTGAGGGGCTTACTAGAAGACCCAAGCTCCTACCTAGAAAGCCCCGACTACCAGTTCAGACTAGGAGAAGGCTTACGTGGTATAACAGAACGAGCAGGTGCTGGAGGCACTTCTTTATCTGGTGGGCTACTCAGAGAACTGACAGCATACTCAGGTAACTTAGCTGCTGGTGGTTATCAACAGAGGGTAAGTAACTTACAAGGGCTGACTGATATGGGTAGACTATCTGCTGGTGGTAGTACTGATCCTGCATATAGTAAGACCTATGGTGGGTTACGTGGACTGGAAGGTGAGTACAAAGCTTCTGAATCTATAGGGGAATTCAATCAGATGATGGGAGTTGGTAAGGATCTCTACTCTATGTTTGGACAGTTCACAGGAGGTGGCAGTGGGGGAGGTAGTAATGCGCAAAGTGCTATGGGCGGTATGAAAGCATTGGGGATATTCTAATGGCCTTAATAGATATTATTTCTCGTGGTGGTAGACCTGCTAATGACCGTTCATTAGGAGATATCGCTACTGATAAACAACAGATGGACTTAAAGCAACAAGAGATTGATATTAGTAAGGAGTCTCTAGGTCTTAAGCGCGATAAGTTATTGAATGATATAAACCAATACAATGATAAGAAGGCTGTGTCTCGTGCTAGGCAGGATATATTTAAATCTGCTAATGAGCAGAACCCTGATGATAAAGTAGCCGCAGCTAACTCCGCGCAGGAGATGGCCAGTGCTATGGGTGACTTTGAGTTCTCTAAGGATATGGAAGAGTATGGTGATGACGTTGCTAATCCTCTCAGCACAGAGGAGATGAAGATCATGACCAAGGATTCTATTGCTAAGTACAGAACAAGTTCTAATCGTAATAAGGACCTGTTGATAGTGCGCCCTGAGATTCTTAATCCTAAAACTAATTCTGATATGATCTCTAGTGATAAGATACTAGCTGGCTGGTTACAGAAATTTGTAGCTGATCCTTCTACACTCAATGCAGCACAGATAGATGCTGTACAAAGTAAGTACTTTAAGAGTGGGGAAGAGATGAGGTTGATTACTCAACTAGCTGGTACTAACATAGACTTCATGAAGATGGTAATGAGAGCACAGACTCCAGAAGATTGGGCAGCTCTTACTAAGAAAGCTACTGGTATACTTAAGACCTTCACAGATGCTACTGATGCAGTTACTACTAAGACAGATAAGAAGACAGCATTCTTATATGAAAGGTTGGCAGCTACAGAGGTAGGTAGAACAGCTCCCTTAACAGATGACTACATCAAGAGTAAGGGAATAGATCCAGAGAAATACAGACAATGGAAACTAACTAAGTAATGGCTATAGATCGCGTACTAGATGGCAGTGAGTGGGACGAGGGTGCTCGTATGACCACAAGTCGTACCCGTGTGGATGAGCTACGTGCAGCTGATATTACCGGATATGTTCCCGGAGATCCTGAAATGACTGAGCTAATGAATAGGGACAGACCTATAGAACAGCAGAATGAGGCCGCTAGATTAGCTGGTCCACAGGAAAGATTTGAAGATGAACCTACTGCGTTTGATGACGTGGATTCTTTTGAAGGAGGAGCCCAGCCTTTTGACGATGCACCAGAAGAGGTAGCTAAACCTTTCAATGATGTTGTTGAAGATGAGACTTCTCCTACAGCTTCCTTTGCTTCTAGATTTACCAAGGACATGGACGATGCAGGTAATGCTGTTGCCTATGGCTACTACTCTTCTTCCGCAGGGTTCTACAACATACTAGCAAATATACCGGGAGGTATAAACAACCTCAATGACTGGCTAGTTCAGAAGACAGGGCTAGGTGTTGAGTCTAAAGAAACTGTACTAGGCGAACTAGAGAACTACTTACGCGGTGTTAGTCAATCAGTTAGTCCTGACGCGTACGGAATAGAACCACCAAAGGGGGTGATCAATAAGATCTATGCTGGTATAGCTGCTGCACCTGTAACAGTTGGTGAGTATGTGCCTGCTGTTAAAGCGTTTGGTATGGTAGGAGGCTTTGCTAGTATTGCTGGTCTAGAGAATGTTGATGAAGATATAGATGATATTGGTATAGAGATGGGGAAGGCTGCTGCGCTAGGTGGTATAGTTAAAGCATCCTCTGTTCTAAATATACCAGAGAGAGTAGCTGCTCTAGGACTGTTAGGCTTCGGTACTTCTGGTGGTGAGCTGGAAGATAAGGTAGCTGCTGGTGTTGTCTTTGCTTCTATGGGAGCAATGGGTGGCAAGGGCGGTGTAGGTTTCAGCAAGAAAGGATTGGCCAACTTCCGTCCAGAGAAAGATCCTTTTGTTAAGGAACTTGAGAGGCTAGAGAAGCAAGAGATCAGTATTGAACAACAGCTGATGGACCCTGCTACTCCTAAGGGTATGGTTGATGCACTAGTAACTGCTAAGAAAGATACGCAAGGTTCCATTGAAGTAATGAAGGATGCTCTGTTCACTGCTGATAAACTGAGCAGAAAGATCTACGGACAAGACACGCGTTCTATGGGAGAGATGAGTGGTGATCTAGTTACTCGTGATGGTAAGACTAAGTATGAGGATATCTCTCAAATAGAGAAAGAGGTTACTGGTAGATTAAAGCCCGGTAAGTTCATGACCCATCCCGTAGTTAAGTGGGCAGTAGATCGTACATCACGTCATCGTGTTAACATTGAGCACAACATAGATCGTATACTACATGCACCTAGGTTCTCTGAGAGTCTGCTAGGATTGACTGGACTACGTTCAGCTGTCACTACATCTTCAGAAGGTGGTGCTGTAACAGTATACGAAAAGCTTCCATGGAAGAGTCAATCTAAGGTAGTTGAAACTCTGCTAGAGATTGAAAAAGCTCCCCACCTAACAGCAGACGTTACTGCTAAAACATTGTACAACAGAGGTCTTAATGAGCAGGAAGTTAAGGCTGGTATGAGTCTGTTTCATGGTGGTAGGACAGTAAGAAACCACTACAATGATATGGTCACTAGATACGGTGATGGTAAGATACAACCTATCGAGAAACTACCTAACTGGTTGCCCCATATGTTCATGGGTAACTTCCGTGTGTATGTGCGTAACAAAGCTAATGGTAACGTTGAGCAGGTACTGCCTGCTAGTAATCCTGTACAAGCTAACCGTATACGCAAGGCTATTGAGAAAGAATACGGCAATGACTATGAGGTACGGGCAGGAGCTACTAAGAGAGCCAGTAATTCAGATGTAAGTGTTAGTGCTTTTGCTGAGGCTATCAAGTTGATGGAGACTGGTACTCCTGAAGCAGCTAAGATCGTTGAGATCTTTCAAGATGTTATGGCTAAGAGAGGGTTTGGTAAGCATAAGATGGAACGTAAAGGAGCTGGTGGCTTTGCTGGTTCTGAGGGTGGTAAGAAGGGGGCTAAAGAATTCCTTAAAGGATACAAGGCTTATGTAGAGGGCGGGGTTAAGGCAGCAGAAGCTATCAAGATGCGCCATGAAATGAGTCAGCTCTTTACTGATAAGAACGTACGTAAGTATCCTAATGCTACTGACTATGCCCAGCGTTATGTTAATAATGCTATGGGAGATACGGGTAAGCTCACTCAGATGATACAGAATGTTACTCGTGACTTTGTTGGAGAGAGGGGAGTTAGCTCAGCACTAGGTGGTATGAATAATGCCACCCTATACGCTAAGTTACTCTTTGGTAATGCTAGATTCATAGCAGCACAGGGCATACAGCCCTTCCAAGTTATACCTGCTAAGTTAATGGATCTTCAAATCAAAGGTGTAGAAGGTAATGTATTTGAATCCGTAGCTAAAGCACAGAAGGATTTCATCTCCCCATCTAAAGAAACTAAGATGGTCATACGTTACATGATGCAGAACAGAACCATAGAACCTAAGTTCCTTGCAGAGTTTGCAGGTGAGCATATGTTTGAAAGGGGTATGGCATCTGTTCCGAAGAAACTATTAGATACTATTACATTACGTAATGCTAGTGCTCGTGTTGAGCAGTACAGTCGTATGAATGCAGGACTTATGTTCTACCATTTCTTACGCTCTGCTAATGTAAATAAAGTACAGGCTATGCGTGATGCTTCTTACTTAACAGATAAGTATATGGTTGAGTATAACAGTGTTGAACGTCCTATGATCTGGGGTGAAGATGGTATAGGTGTGTTAGGCAGACCTGCTGGTCTATTCAAAACCTTCCAACATAACTACCTGTCTCAGATGGTAGAGCATGTAAAGACTGCTAAGGATACTAAGGACGCTAGAGGACTAGCCATGTTTGTTGGTGCTAGTGCTGTGTCTGCAGGGGTACTAGGGGTTATGGGTATAACTCAAGCAGATTGGATACTAAATTCAATGGGTAAGGAAAGTTTAACCTCTAGGTTGCTGCGCTCAGGTATGAGTGAGTATGCATTATGGGGAGCACCCAGTGCTGCATCAGGTGTAGACATAACATCTACTCTTAGCGCTCCGGGTATGGGAGCTAGTGATCTACTATCATTCCCTTCACTAGAGTACGTAGGCAAGACAGTAGCTATGGGATTCACATGGGCTAAGAGATTTGCATCAGGCACAGCTACAGCATACGATGCTGAGAACTTCTATAAAGCTATAGCACCTACTTCCCTCCATGGAGCTATTGAGTATGCTTACCAAAACAAAGAAGATGATATATATAGAGACCCCAATAAGAAGGGTAGAGGGGTGCTTAACAGGGACAATAAGGACTGGGTGTCTAGGTACTTATCCGGTAGATCTATTAAAGAATCTACGTTGATGAAGTACTCGTATGAACTTAGTGTAATAGAAAAGAATGCAGCTGATAACCAAGAGACATTAGTAGCCCTTGGTACCTATCTGACTATGACTAATGAGGATATTCCTGATTGGTTATTTGATAAGATGATAGACAATGGGTTTACAGGTAAGCAGTACGTATCTTCTATACGGAGCAGGATTAAACTACAAGCCACTACGCTAGAAGAGCGGTTAATTAGTTGCAAGGGTAGTCTCAAGTGTGCTAAGAGATTAGACATGATGGATGATTATGCTGCAACCATACTTACGGAACCAAATAAATGAGTCACCCAGTATTAGAACATCATGAACAGATCAAACATGTGGTAGATGCTGTTGCTGCAGGCACAATGGTAGGAGCTATGGTTGCATGGCTACCTCCAGTAGCTGCTATATTTACTATAGTGTGGTCAGGCATTAGAATTTATGAGACTGCTACTATACAGAAACTGCTTACGAGGGAAAAGAAATGATTGGTGCATTAATATCTATGATACCTAACATGTTTAAGTTAGGTGGTAAGCTTATACAGGATGCTGACAAGAGAGCAGAGTATGCTTTCAAAGTTCAGGAAATGATGCAGGACTTTATGAAGACAATGCTTCAGACTAAGACCTACCCTTGGGTAGATGGTGTAGTTAAGCTAGCGTATGCTGGGGATGCTATTGTGAAGGGGCTGATTCGCCCACTAGCTGCTGGTGGTATGATGGTATATGCTATCTACGCACAGACCCATGGTATTGTATTGCCTGAGGCTGTTGAGATAATGTTGTATGGTGCGTTACCTGCTTGGGGTGTTGATCGTGGCTTGGACAAGCGCAAGAAAAAGAAAGAAGAAGCATTTGATGAAGATTGGTAGCCATCCTTGGCCACCGTCCTCAATTAAATATACATCTTAGCTTCGTCAAATTCCACATGGATGTGGGACTTGTGAACTATAACATCGTACCCCTCTCCTAAGGCAGCACGTAAATCATGTGCTACATTAGACAACTCATCCTCAGTAAAATAACGCGTGCGTAAATCAACAGCTAATCCATAGTAATGCAGGGAAGCTGCTGAATGGATTGAATCCCTACCAGAAGTAATCACTAACTCCTGTCCGTACTTCTCCCAGATATTACCAGCTGCTTTTAACACTGGTTGCATCTCTACTTGTAGCCCCCATATATTTACAGTTGAATCTTTAACTTCCATTATGTTTTCCTTGTAAGTACTTGATAGCAGCTGCAAGGAACTGAGTACTATCCTTGAACTGCCCAAGCCCTGCGTTGCATGGCCAACATAGAAGGCCCCTAATAACTCCCGTAGTGTGGTCGTGGTCTATATGAAACACTTTATGCCTACCACCTGCACGCTTGGTGCCACAAATAGCACACCTGCCCTTTTGTTTTACTAATAGAGCATCGTACTCTTCCTGAGTTATACCATACGTAAGCTTCTTATACGCCCCCGGATTAGCCTTTCTCCATTTAGACAGATAAGTAGCCTTACACGACCTACACTTATACTGTTTAGTCTTCTTTGAAGAAGGGAGCCACGTTGGAACTACCAAACCAATACCACAAGTGTTACAAGAGGGAACTTCCCCATGGTTATAGTATCTACCCTCTCCAGATACTGGGGTATCCTTACTCACAGCTCTTCTTCCCTGTAGAAGGATCTACGTAGCAAGCTTCCGCCCCCTCTTCCTTCACCTTATTAAGTATACCAAAGCGCTTGCCTCCAGAGTTAAATGTAGTAACTCCCTTACACCCATATTCCCATGCGTGCATATAGATCTCTTTAAACTCTGTCCATTCCATATCAGGATTGACGTTTATAGTTTTACTGACAGCACTGTCTATATACTTCTGCGTAGATGCCAGCACATTTAGGTGCTCCTGTGCTGTACATTGGTCAGCGGTCTTCCCTTCTACTCCGTGCACCCTGTACGCATAATCTTCCACCCTCTCCACAATAGCTCCATCAAATGTCTGGATAGTTCTATCATAAAAATGACTAAAGACAGGCTCAATCCCGCTACTAACATTGTCAGCAGATAGACTGATAGTGCCAGTAGGAGCAACAGATAAAAGATGGCTGTTACGAATGCCATACTTTTTAATCCTACGCTGTATGGCTGGTGGTAAAGTTCTAATAAAGCCTCCCTTACCGTACTCAGCAGCCTCAAATAAAGGGAATGCCCCTTTCTCCCTAGCCAAGTCAATGCTAGCACTATAGACTCCATCTCGTATAACCTCCTGTACCGATTCAAACCAACTAATAAACTCAGGGGAAGCGTACGCGTGCCCTAATATCTCCCCAGTATTAGCTACAGCTGTGTAACCAAGCCCCATTCTGCGCTTATTCTTAGACTCAACTTCTTGCGCTGCCAATGGATAGGTAGTGTTGTCTATAATATTATCCATAGCTCTAACAACTACAGGTATGTCTACCTTAAGTTGTTCCATATCAAATACTACAGTCTCCCCTGTAAAATCTAAGTACTTAACTAGGTTAAAACTGCCTAGTAGGCAAGCCCCGTAAGGGGGTAACGGCTGCTCTCCGCAAGGATTAGTAGCTGCTATAGTCTCACAGTAGTGGAGATTATTCATGCTATTGATCTTGTCTATAAACAGAATCCCGGGCTCTGCCCATTCCCATGTAGACCTCATGATCTCTTCCCAAAGGTTTCTAGCACTGATGGTGTTATATACGCGCCCTTCAAATACTAGATCAAAAGTTGAGTCACTCTTAACTGCTTCCATGAACTCATCAGTAACACCTACTGATATATTGAAGGCTCTTAAGTTGTCTTCGTTTTGTTTTGCTCTGACGAACTCTTCAATGTCTGGGTGGTCTACTCGGAGTACCCCCATCTGAGCACCACGTCTATGCCCTGCGCTAGATATGGTGTGACATATAGCATCATAAATCCCCATAAAACTAATAGGCCCACTTGACCGCGAGCTGAGGGATACGATGTTATCACCACGAGGGCGAAGGGTAGAGAAATCATAGCCAATGCCCCCACCAAGGCGCATAGTTTTACCAGCTTCTGTAGCCTTCTCCATGATGTCATTAAAAGAATCCTCTATTGTTCCTGATACAAAACAGTTAAACGCAGTAGTAGTTCTTGGGGAGCCTATAGCTGCCTGTGTTCTACCACCACCTAAGAACCGCTGATCTAAAATTACGTTGTACAGCTCCCTGAAGTGGGAAGAACTATCTGCAAGGGTATGTGCAAACCTAGCACACCCCTCAGAGAAAGACTCATTCTCCCCTCTGTATTTCATACTATGTATCTCTTCTGATATAGCTATAGAGGGCCCGTACTTTTTATCTTCAAGCGCCATCTACAGCTCCTTCCGGGAAGGTATAACCCTGACGAAGAAACTCCTGCGTAATCTTATCACGCATAATAGGCAGCCTCTCAGCTGGTATGTTTTCTTCTTGCAGCATCTTAGCTGCTAATAATTTGTTAGTCCCGTAGATTTCTACGAAACCTTTAGCTAATGTATTGTATCTACGTTCACTAAACTCATCCATTACAGATACTCCCTCTTCAATGTATCCATATCAATAGGCATGATCAGAACCTTACCATGTGCTGTGTGTACTAGCTGTACAACCCCAGACCACCAGTCGCAGTTCTCTTCGTTACCCTTAACATAACTAGGCACGTAGTCACCAAACCAACCGATGTTAATACCATATGTTACTTCTTGGCCATGTTGTTTGCTGTCATGTATGCCCAAGCGATGGGTATGACCAAACACAACAGTAGAAGCGTGGCCGTCAGCTGCTCGACGAGTCACATACTCACCAGAGATAGGTTGATTCATCCGTTTACACATAGGTATATGTGTGAATGTAATGCCCTCATACTCTGAGTACTCTCTGTATTGTTTAACATCCCATCCATCTTTTCCCAACTCCAGTAGGTCAGTGTGATCTACTAGTCCAAGTAGCTCAGGAGATTCAACGATGTAGCGATACACCCGTTCCTCATGATTACCGTTGTGCCAGATCTTGTTGGGCGTATACTTCTTCTTCTTAGCCCTAGATCTAGCCTTGTTGTACTTAACTGTTGGTGCCATCATCTTGTCGTAAGCGTCTTGTCCTGCCTCTAAATCATCAGACAATCTCTTGCCCTCGCGTAGTAGTGGCTTAGTAGTTGAGAATGTACTCACGCTATCCAGACTCATGAAGTCACCTATCTGTACTATGTTCGTCGGCTGGTTAGCCGCGATGAAATTACCCAGTGCCTCAAAACGTTCGTTGGAATGGTTCGGGCTAGCATGGGGATCTCCTATAGCAATAGTAACAGGGTACTTAGTCCTCTTTAGTATAATCATTGACTTCCTCCGTCCAGATCACCAGTGATCGCTGGACTAGTCCTCTTCAATAAAATCATCTATATATATGTCCTCTCCATTTAGTTGTAGGTCTCCTCTAATATACAAGTCGTTTAGTATATCAAGGGCATTGAGGAAAGACATAACTGCAGGTTCACCGCAGCTCTCGCAAGTCCAACCGGTGCTGGAATCACTCTCTCGTATCTCTCCCATTATTTCACCGCATCTATAGCAGCCGTACAGTTGTTCTGGTCCCTCTACATAGAACTTACTCACGTTTATTAATCTCTCTGTTAAGATAGAAGATAGCTTTCTTCATGTCCTCTATCGCATTGTCTCATGTGCTCCGGCCCATAGGCCACAGCGTTATTACTATCATCAAAGTGATGGAACTCGTACTCAAATTCATCACCGTCAATGGTGAACATGTCGCCGTGTATAAGTTTACTTGCTTTCATTATTCATCCACCCAGACCTCCATTATCGTTTCCTCTTCCTTGGCTTTTTCTTGTGAGTACGAGACTTCTTGAACGAACTGGGGCGAATCATCTTGTAGTAAGCCTCCATGTACGGCTCCATCAATTGCAGCCTTCGCTGATACTCCGTCTGCGTCAGTGAGACGTTTTCTCTTGGAATGAATATGGATACTGCAGCGTGCAGCCATTGCCTCAAACTCGCCCTTTGAAAACGATTCATGGACAATAAACGATTCCAAGTCGGCAAGGGAAAGGGGAGTATAATCTCTTTTACTAATCTCTTCCGTCCCATTAGGTTCCTTTTTGGTTTTCTTTTTGCTCATTGCGTTCCTTATATCTCTTAGCACCTGCAAGCTTACACTCCGCATGTACTTCAGGAGCTATACGCTTGAGGTTCTCTCCACACAGGTAATGCCTCTCACCGGGCTCAAGTATAACTTCCCGTAGCTTACCTGTTTTAAAGTTATATATCTTAATCATTAGTATACCTCGCAACAACGCGCCTACCATTAGTAAGTACTGTTGTCTCATTAGTTATTAGGTTATCCTCTGTCCAGAACATTGCCCATGGACCTCGTACTGTAATACACCAGCTATCTTTAAGGGCTTTAACCCTGTGGTTCTTTGCTTTCTTAGTTAGCTTAGGCATCAGTGATGTACTGTATCTATATAGGGTACCATCTATATCTTCTTCAACAAGATCTCCCCACAAAAACCATGTGAGAGCATTGAAGGCGTGGGTGTGGAACTCCTCTCGTCGTCCCTTGTTAAACTTCAATAGAGCTATAGAGAATAAAAACTTTATCTCTATCAAGAAGTATCCATCTACAGGGGATGCTGGCCCACCATCCTTAGACTTGTCAAGTATCCTCACTGTGGTATATCCTCCGTTATATCTATAAGCTCTGGCGGTTGCCAGTCATCAGGTATTACCTTACTCATCCAAATTTGGCGAGCAACTTTTTCCAGATCATCTCTGCCGTGGTCTTGATAAGCATCCACGCATCTCGAATAGCGCTCGCTACTTCCGCTCGCACCTTCCAGTATTTTGCCCGCGCCTGCTGGTCCGACACCAACAAGTCCATGTATGTTATCAGTCCTATCACCAGTAAGCAACTGAGTATAAAAGTTAACATCACCTTGTTCCTCTGTTATAAAATATTTTTTATTTTTTACCCAGTTAAAATGATAACCTGGAACCATGTCTAAGTCCTTATCAACGCTGACTATCATGGTGTTAGTCATGTCTTCCCACTGCTCGATGGACACTTTATCATCCACCTCCATTCCATCTACTACTTCTGCTCCTTCGTGTTCGATAAGATATTCTTTAACAATGTTGTGGTAGAAGGGTTTCGGCGGCCGCCCCGCTTTATATTCAGGGTTAACGTCATATCTAAAGTTCCCATCACCTGCAACATAGCAGGTGTAATCTCTGATTCCTGTAGCAGATAGGATGGCTCCCATGATCTGCTTGATGTTATGAATAGCTGCATGTGCTCCTTGTAACCTCACTTCTTTATCAATTAATATTTTATCTAGGTCGTTCTCCTTACAGTAGGCTACTGCTTCCTTATGATACCTGAACTCTACACCTTCTACAATGTAGTGGGCAGGGGAAGCTGCTGCTGCAGCCCTGTAGATAGGAGTGTCTCCTACCCGTCTATAAGTAACCTCATAGACTGTCCCTCCTCGGGTTTAACCAACAAACATTACGTTTCGTATAGGCTTTTAAGATACGACGATACTGCTGTTGTAATCTAGCACGCCAATCAAATTTGCTCCGATTAAACCCTTTATTTTTTCGGTACTCATTTGTTGCTGCTCTACACGAACCATTATATCCATCACCTTCTGATGGATTCGTAGAAAACTCTACTATTTTATGTAAAGACTTATGGTAACTACACCATTTGTCCTCATGTGGATTTCCTCCTAAATCTACTACTCTTTGTCTAGCATGTAGCTGCCTGTGATAACTCTGGTTAGGACACACAACTAAATTACTATTAGTATTATTACTTCTATTACCATCTACATGGTGTACTATTTCTGTAGGTTTTAATAGCCGACCTAATACCTCTTCTACAACAGAACGGTGCCAGTACTTATCATTAGCATGGCGTATATAGTTATTGCCATCTAACCATGTAGCTTCTTTTAAGTAGTTCATGGAGTATCTCCATCTATTAATAGTCTCATCTATCCTCCTAAAAGGTGGGACTACCAACTGACTAACAAGAGGACTACTTACTTTCGCCCACAATGCAGCCGGTACTCCCATAAACTTATTAGATAAGTCCAGATCTTCCTAAGATCGCTGGACTAGTGAGAGACTAGAGCAGGGACATCCTCTTCATCATCCCCTGCTAGTACTTTAATTAGATCTTCGTCAAGACCCATTGCTGTACGAATTGCAAATGGCAGTGCGAACTCTTCCCGCTCTACCACCTCTGTCTCTTTGTTTACGATTTGGTACAGTACTCGACCGGGGGTCGGGCCATCAAAGTCTAATGACGGACCAACAATAACGCGATAGGAGTCTGTTTCAAATAAGCTAGTATCACTCTTCTCCATCTACAGTCTCCTCAATTGATTCTACTGTTACTGGTTTTACGGGGTAGCGTTCACCATAGATACTGGCATACAGGTCGTTGGATAACTCACCAACGTGAGCTACTAAGACCTCAAGTCCCTTGGACTTCGGTAACTTAAGTACCCCATGTTCTAGTGCCATTGCTGTGATAGCAATACTATCCTTGCTACAAGCTAAGAAAGTAATACGACGATCCTTGCCGTCCCAATCTGTGGCGGCTGCCTTGGCAGTTGCTGGTGCAGTATGGGTAACTGGTGCTGAGCCTTCTACAACCTCAACACTTGCTGCGTCTACGTTCTTCCACTGTCCGTTGGCTGTCCAACTGAACTTAATGTTACTGCCCTTATCAAACTTAGGCTTATCAAAGCCGTGGCCATACCAGTTGCCATCACTCAGTTTGAAATTATATGCGTGGCCTTTGCCCGCTGGTTTAATTGTCAGAACTTCTACCTGACCTTGTGCTATGTTCATTCGTTATCATTCCTCATTATTAACAGAACTTACTTCTGTATTCGTGCTTCTCCTCAATGCCCTCTCCCCAGTGGTCATCTATCTTAATGCCTGTGCCGAGGTGGACATCGAACTGTATATTATATACACCATCTAAGTACTTCACAACATCTACTGTGGATACTTGGACAGCGATTTCTTTATAAAGTTCAATCTCATCTGGATGAACTTCAGTTATAGTACTATCATGTATGGTATTAACCATAAAGCTTTCCATCTCATGTGCTTTCATTTTATGCCATTGCATCACCACACTAATGGGTATGATGTCAGCAGTAGCAAAGGATTGAACGGGGTAGTTATGAATACTCTCGTTGTTCTGGACGTACCCTGATCGACTAATAAAAGTGTCAGGCCAGTAGAATACAAGACCTGTTATGGTCATGAGCTCCTTAGTCCGTACTACTTCGTCTACCCATCCTTTTTGTGTTGTTGTAACTTCATGATATTTCTCTCTAAATGCTCGATAGTAACGCTGTTGAGCTGGAGAGCCCGAAGAACCTCCATATAGAGGCTTGAATGTGTCTGCCTTAGCGTCTTGTCTGCTGCATCCAATTGTATCAGCAGTAAATTGATGGACGTCAACTCCGTCTTCAATGTCCTGTTTCGCTCTAGTATCCTTTCCAAGGAATGCTGCAACTCTAAACTCCAACTGCGCTCCGTCCCACTCACCGACCTTCCAACCATCTCGTCTAGCTTTGAAAAGTCTTTTATATGCTCGGGGAAGGTTTTGAAATTGTACACTTCTGCTTTTACCATCTCGTGCAAACGCGACCTTTCTTCCCGAGGAAGAGAGTCTATGAGTACCAGTAACAGTCTGATTAAACGAGGCACTAAATATCCCACCACGCTCATCTATTGCTCCTTTGAAGAACTCTAGGTTCTTCGTTAGTTGTGCCTTTACCTTATTCCTTTCTTTATATATTCCAATGAAATCTCTTTGGCGTTTATTACGCGGCGACAGGAGTGCAAGAGTTGAAACGCTTGCTGAAGGTTTACCTCCTGCTGTCCTAATGGGATTACCTCGTCGGTCCTTAGGTTCAGTAAAACCAAGTTGGTTGTAGAGATATTCGGCCACTTGGATCGGACTGTTCCAGTTAATTCCTCCAGCGAAATCTTCAAGTTCATCTGAGAGTTCTTGGAATCGTCGTGATGTTGTTTCGTATTCTTCATTGACCCTCTCTGCATCCAAACAGATGCCGTTGAATTCAATATCAGCTAGTACTGGGGTAAGTAAACAACGAGTATATATTACGTTCAGTAATTTAGGGTTGTTCTCCATCACCCAGTCTAGCTGTGCCTTGTACAGCTTATATGTTAAGTCCACATCTTGTATACAATACTTAAGGAGCCAAGGTCTATGTATAGTGGAGGGACATATCCCACTATGAATCATGGTACTGACCAGATCACCTTTACCCCCTAGGCCATACCTCTTAGCTGTAGCGTCTAACGTAAGACGTGTCTTCCTGTTTCCCTGTATACAATATTCCATTATTTGGGTATCTAATACTACTACTTTTGTAAGGTCTAAACCGCAGCGTCTAAGCCACTGCAACTCGAACTTAGCATTGTGACATATTAAAAAATCGCACTTCTCTACTTGATCTACCAATCCACCAAGGGAATACTCATCATTCCAATCTACATGTGTTTTGGTATTATCCTTCCACACAGACAGAACAATAGAGTTCTCTTCGTTAGTAGCAGTGCCCTTCTCCAAGTTTGAGGTTTCAAAATCCAATACAATATAATTATCTGATTTATATACATCAGGATCAGGGGTTGCTACGTGCATGGGAAGATCACACATGCTTCCAGTACCTTCTATTAATTATACCACTAATAACACTATTAGTTACCTTGTATTTAGTAGCTAGTACTGCCTGTGTACAACAGCCCTCAGCATACTCCTTCCTTATAGTAACTACTTGTTCCTCTGTTAGTTTTGCGCTACCATGGGTTTCTCCTTTAGCAGCCCTACCTTTACTATTTCTATCTTTTATATTATCTAGTTGTGTTCCTAAGAATAAATGATCTGGATTAACACAGGTAGGAGTATCACATGTATGTAGTATACACATACCTTTTGGTATAGGCCCCTTGTATAATTCATAGCTAACTCTATGTGCTCCCTCTGTGTCACCTCTACACCCGTAGGATAAACTCCCATACCCAGTATTGTCTATGTAGGCTACCCATAACCAACAACCAGACTCCTCACTCACCTTATACTTAGTATCAAACCTCTCTTTTGTAGTTAACTTTGGTCTCATGTCACTATAGTACCTTCCTTGCAAGGATAGCAATATCTTTAGCTGTCAGAGAGCCCTTCTTCTGGTTAAAGCGATGGGAACAAGCCACAACGTTATCATCTATATATCCAAGCGAGGCATCCTTTCGGTCTACCGTTAACTTGTTTGGATGATCAGCTTCTACATCTCGTCTTAAAGTAACGCCCGTGTAGTAGCATCGTTTTCTTGTTAGTATCTGCCTTACTTTCTTAAGTGACAACTCAAACTGTATCCCTCTTGCTCTGGCTGAGTCGCTCAGCTGGCAATACTTGCGGGCTACATCTATATCAGTAATCATCCGATATCTAGAATAGCCACCGAGCTACTATCTTTTCCTTCGGGATATATACCATCATATGTTTCTTGATCATATCCAACGGCGGATTGGGGGATCGTAAAGTTAAGATCATCATCACGAGTTATCGTAATACAACCATAACAATCCTCAGCCCAGCCCTCATTAGCATTCACACCCTCTTGGTGTGTTCGTGCTTCTTTTTCTGTAGCAAAAAATACTGGATAGGCAGAACCATCTCCTCCATTACTCACAGAATACCACAGTTCTATATTCATATTGATATTACCTTGCTTAAATGTTCATCAAAGGCGACCGGAAAATAATCATGATTGGCGGACACCTTGTTCTTGGCCAGACTTATCATACGTCTGCCTTCCTCCTTAAATGTGGTGTTAGCTCCAATGCCTATTAGAACATCGGCGTCACCGGGTAAGGAAGTGTTACTCATGTATACATCACCTCTCTCCAGTACCAATTTGTTGGTAGCTGAATCACCTGCTTGGTGGATACTAACCCCTACTAGGTTGTACCTCTTGATGAGTGCTCGCATTGCCTTGCCTGCCTGTGTTAGCTGTGCTACTTCTCCATCTACACGCTTAAAACTCAGGTGGCGAATTTGATTCACGATCAAACATTCAGGTTCATGGGTCTTTATTAGACCCTCAATCTCAGAGATAGTTCCCGGACTCATGGAAGAAAGGATTAGATTCCCATACCCTTTTTCAAGAGCCAACCGTTCAGCCCGTTCGTAGTCTTCGATTACTTCGTACTTAGTCATACCACTCATCCTATTGATGAACCGCATGAGAGTTTGCTTAGCTGCATCCTCGTTCTCAACGAACAAGGTACGTCTACCATCTCGGCAGAAACCAGCAGCCATGTTTATAGCCATCAAACTCTTGCCCATCTCAGGCTCTGCAAACAACACGATGTGTGTCTGAGTTGGTACGCCCCCGCCAAGCTTGTCATTAAGGGCGCGGGGATAAACCTTTATCAAGTTCTCCTCTTTGTAAGCGTCTACTATACTAGCGACAGATTCACCTTGGTATATCTCTGTGCCGACTACATCTTCATCCTCTAATAGTCCCTCGGATAGCTTCTGGTACTGGTCGATGAGGCCATCAACATCCCTGTCTCTGCCACTCAGAAGAACTCCAGCCAACTCATGGGCTGTATTAACTTTCTTCAACTCCAGTATTTCTTTAAGCATATTGGGTACAGATAGGTCCTCGAACCCCTGTATCACTAGCCTAAAGGTTTCACTATGCTTCGGGTACTTCCTTTCTATCTGCGAGAGGATTATGTCTTTGTCACAGCTCTCTACCTCTGGATCAAGCTCGTAGTACTTCTGGATAGCCGAGTAAAGAATCTTACTATGACCCTCAAAGTCCTCCAGAGATAGATGTTTGTCCAGTTCATCATACGCCTCCTTTGATTGGAATGCTAAGTTCAGTATTTTGTTTTCGTTGCTCATTATCCTCCTCTGTAGGTGGTGGTAGTAAGGGTGCCCAGTGGGTTATTAACCGGCAGCATCTAAATATGCCCTTAGTTTCTAATACTCTGTGACTACGTCCCTGCTCAGTATTAAAGTATATAATACGTATGTCTTGTGTTAGTTGCCCATTGCCGGACGGGGGACAAAAAACTAAAAAGGGACCAGCAGTAGTTGGCAGCCTATGTTTTACGTCTATCCATGCCATATAATATACTCCTTAATCTCTGAAGGTACCCTTCAAAGTCTCATCATCCATATCCTTAGGATCTTTTTGTAGCTGTATTACACCTACATATTTAAACATCCCAGCATATTCATTCCGCAAACGGAGGGCTGCGTTGGTTGCATCACCATCCAGTGCGAATATTATTTTATCAGTAACGCGCTGAAGCACTGTAGCTCCAGTATCGGTCAGGTTGCACCCCAACAAGGCCACGCAGTTTGCGTATCGGCTTACTTTCGTTGCGCTCATTTGATCTTCAACAAGGTAGGTTGGACCCTTCCTCATTGCAGAGAATTGAAGTGGAAAGTGAAGCAATGGCCTATCCATTTCGCGATATGTTATTGCTTTAGGTTTTCTTTTTCCTGTGTAACTTCTGTCGACTACTCCTACTTTTTCTCCTGTTGAACTACGGATAGGATACACGTATGTATCCCGAACTGGGTTGTACTTAACCCGTGTTGACTCTATTTCTGAGGGACTCATGGTGAACTTATCTTGTAGGTACTCCTTCTGTTTTGTGTCTAAGCTCATTATTCCATCGAGATAATATCTTGGCTCGAATTTTTGTGTACTTATTTTGTTGGGAGCGTGCTCACCACGTCTTTGCTGGGTCGTCCTAGGATGGTGGCGTTGTTTAGCTACCCTCTTAGTAGGTACGAACCCACACAAACCACACGTAGCTCGGAAGCAGTTGTAAACATACCCCTGATCTACTCGTGTTACAGTGAATGCCCTATCCTTTTTAAATCCTCCATCACAGCTTGGACAGTCAGAACTAGAAATAGTTTCACCTAATTCTAAATCTTTTGCTAAGATGAGGATCTCATCATCAACATTACTCATTGAACTATTCCTTATAGTTGGTGTCTAAACTATAAAAATACTAATTATATATATACTTAACAACCTATATACTACTAATATACTATAGTTTATCATTGTTGGTACTATCTCTACTCTTCGCTTCGCTCATCGTAGTTTTTAATATCATACTCAGGTATATACTCAGGCACATACTCACTCTTACCTGTGCCTTCGTTGAAGGTTAGTTCCTGAGTGTTATTACTACCTAACGTAAAGGGGCACAGTCCCTCTTCACATTCAAACCCACCTTCGGTGTCTACCTCTTGGCCACACCTATCACAATACTCACTCATTAGAATATACCTCTGTTCATTGCGTTACGAGCACGTTCGCGTGCCCTTCTTATCTGATCCCTTCGCAGCTCCTGCTGCGTGCGCGGTCTTGCTGCGCCAAGTAGCCGGTCACGTAAGCCATTAGTGTGGTGTACACGTATCTCATTTGCCCGATTTCTTACGCGCAGGATTTGTTCCTCATCTGCAGGTACTGCTACCTGTGCTTGTACTCGATCTCCACGCCCATCAACCATCATCCATTCTCCGGGCTGTGTAGCAACATTCATGTTATTAGTAGTATTCACCACCCCATGAGCAGTAGTACCCCATAGAGGTGGTACCTCAGGCGGTGTTTCTGGGATCAATGGAACCCAGTGCTTGCCCTCTTGCCAAGGCATTATGTTACGCAGCATCTTCAGACGAGAGCCCAGAAGCTTAAGCGTTCCAGTAGATATACCACGACGGTTTGTTGGGTTACCTAATGCAAGGATCAGTTCCATACCACCCATCTGCTCGTGTACGTGATAGTCAGCATGTAGGATAGCAGCCTTATATCGCTCTTCCTCCATAACAAAGTCATCAGCTATAGAGAACAGCCGTTGGAAGTACTCAGGTTTAACGTAGTTTAGTATCGTACGCAAGTACCCAGAGTCCTTTTCACCAGCCTTTGCATGGGCAAGGACAAACTCCTCAATAGAACCCAGCTCACCATACTCTGCTGAAGAAAACATAGAACGTATCAACATGTACCATGTGCTCAGCATGAACCCATCACGGCCTATAAGTGAGTCAGCCTGTAGTAGTATATACAGTGGGTGATCAGTTTTATAAACCACCGTAGGCTCTAACCCAGCAGCCTCTTCCATAGGGTTGATGAACTTTTTTATGCCCTCCTCAATATCTAATACCCTTGTAGATCGTAAGGTTATATAGAAGTGATCCTTAGGAAAGGAGGTGTTAGGTCTTGCATTACCAGTAGAAAACAGATCCTTCGTACCACATAGCATAGTCGCTAATGTATCATTCAGATAGTCCTTACACTTAGCAAAGTTATCATTGTAAGATCTAAGGTTGCCCTCCTCATCACCCTCCTCGATCACTACTATGCCCCAGTCTACGTCTGCGCATGACGCACGGGCCTTACCAGCTCTCCAGTATATGTTGTCATGGATTTGCTTATCAAGTATTACTTTCATAGTCGGTGCACTGCTCTTCATGGAGACCATACCCCCGATTCGATTACAGCATCGTTACGTGTTTCTATCGGGGTATTATTGAGGAAGTTACTACTCAAAATATACATGAGGGCCAGTCCGTACGGAGTAACAATACGCGTTCGGTTATAGAAGTCAGGGTAACCTTCTAGTCCATCAAGTCTACCCAGCGTCTTATCACTGACCTCATACACCTCACCACTGATAGGAGTAACACCACCACCATAGATTACACCGGGAAACGATCCCAAGTCTAACATCTGATGTTGTGCACCTGTCTTGTGTGGGCCATGGTATAGGCTATTAGATAGGAAGTGCTTATGATTACCATGCCCTTCCTTCAACGTGCCATATACAAAGACTAAGTTACCGTTGCCGATATCAATGTCCATATCGACTTTATATTTCACAGCTGTACCCATTAGTTTGTCCTCGACGATTGTCTGCTCAACTCAAAGATTACCACAGAGTGACCAGATTTACGGTTAGGTGTGTGTTCACCTTCCATCCATCCAGCAGAAGTACAGAAGTCATAGATTGAAGGGACTAGGCTTTCGCGTACCCGATCAGTCATGACTACCTTACATCTGTCTAAATTAAATGGATCAGTTGCGTCCTTTAAGAAGGTATTAAACTCAGCATAGAATGCCCGCTTATTTGCCATTACACCGAAGTTAACTCCATGTACGACTGCCACACCGCAACAGCCATGCATCTTGTTCACGTTGAAGGACACTGTACCATTCTCAGTTCTATATATCACGACGGTTTCCTCTTACCTACGCTAATGTCTAACTCAAATGTTTGAATGTAGCTAGATGAGTTAGGGTTCCTTACTGCAGTACCAAACTGCCACTGATCACTTTGCTTTAGGAGTTTATGTAGATTGCTACCAACAACAGCACTCATGATAACCTTACCTAAACCATTACCCCCACCGTGACAGTAGTAATCTCTTAGATCCTGTACAAAATGTTTAGATATAGTTTTAGTACAGGCATTATCCGCAGGGTAGCATCCATGTAGTATAGCTATACCACACTGACTTCCCATATGACGATGGGTATACTTAAACTCCTTGTTGTTATGTGTAGTGTAAACTATCTGTTTATTATGTTCTGCCCCACTAGTATATGGGCCTATTACAAGTGTACCGTGCATGTCTTTTTCCTCGTGTATTGGCGCTAGCCAGTTAAAGAAGTTGTTGAATCGCGTTAGCATAATTTATTACCGTTTGTCCTTCCAAGCCCACAGCTGTGTTGACTTCCAACACATGTGCTTGCTCGTAATGATCATTCCAGATAACATCCACACCACCAAAGTCCAGGCCCAAAGCCCTAACACTAGCAATGGCATTGTCAAGAACAGACTGATGAGGGGCGACATCACCACGGCAATAAACCCAGCCGAACTGATGGTTGCGTATTTGATAATTAACTCCACCTTCTTCCATACCTCCTCGTTTACGTTTCTGTTGAATATCAATTACGCGGCCATTGAATACATGGATTCTATACTCAGTGGCTTTCTTCAGATACTTCACATACATAGGAACATCACGTGGTACTACTCCTGTGTGATCTCCGTCAATAATACTCTGTCCTACCAGACCAATACCTGCACCTGAGTGTCCTCTGAGTATATTACGGCACACTGCTATCCCACCTCCATCAACCCATGCCTGTGCTTCCTCTGTGCTAGTGGTGAACTCAGGTATTGCTACATCACCTGCTTCTTCCATAGCTCTGAATGCTAGCAGTTTATTACTAGCCCTACCTACTGCCTCAAATCCATTAACAACCGGACCACATCCAGTTACCGGATTCCGTAGAAACTCAGGTACATGTTGAAAGCCCCAGTTAATAATCATATGGTTTCTATATGGACGATAGTTACCGTCCGGTCTAACACGCTTAGCTCTATAACCCCTCTGTCTGAGTAGATTAGATAGTGCTCTAGCACTCTTACTACCAAAGTTATAGGGATAGATTATTGGTCTCATTGGTTTCGATCCTCCTTCGTCTGGTTCTTCACGGACTGTTACGTTTGAGTGCTTCTTTGAGTTTGTCACACAGCTCTTGCGGATCAGTAGTATTTAGATGGGGAGATGTTTTCTTAACAGACGCAATTCCATGCCTCAAAAAGAACTCTAACTCCCCACAATCACCCGCAGTATCTAGATGTAGTTCTAGACAACACCCACACTTATGGCTATTACGGACGAAAATAGTATACCCTTTTCTGCCACTCATTTAACCTCCTTTATGTTGTCTAGACAACATGTTAGTCGATAGGCCATACCCAATCTACTAGTCTATCAATGCAATAATTTAAGATGATTACTGGAATAGAGATCAGCACACCCAGCACAAAGAGTACCACCCCCAGACTGAGCGTCAAGAAAGACCACATCTTCGTGATCAGATAGGGGGATTGCCAAATGGCAGGCCCTACATCCATCTCGTACTCGATCTCTCCAGGAGGCTTTAGACAAGAGGATGCCCATTGGTCCCATATACTTGCGCTTTCCTGCAACGCGGGCCATCCGTCGTTTTTTCCTTTTATCTACCTCCGTAAGTATAGCTGCTGCTTCTTGGTCTGCTAAGATACTAGCAGCAATCTCATCTGCTGTAGGCTTATCGTTACCAGTAGCTGGCAGAATGATTATAGCATCTGCGTGAGTACCTGCCTCATCAGCCCTAGTTGAGGTGAACTTACGTTCATCCCTGATTTCCTGCTTAGCCTTCTCCACAGCGTCATCAACGCGTTCCTTCGATGCGATAGGTATATCCTTTGGGCGATCAGTATCATCAAAGCCTACCTTCTCTGCATTGACTACCCAGATGATATCTTCATCAACAGTTGTACCAATCCTAATCCCCATAACAGTAGCTACATACCAAGCACCTTCGTCATAGTTCTTTTCTTGGAACCCTTGTTGCTGTATTTCACAGGAGATTTTATCATCTCCCATTATCCCAGTAAATACACCACCCTTCTCTGTGCCATGGCTACGAGCGTATGGTTCAAAGCTGTGAGCTTCAAAGTAAACGTCGTCTCCGTAGTCCAAATCGTATGTCTTCAATCGCAATGAAGACTTTTTTCTGTGCTCAGTAGCTCTCCCATGGGTAGTACAACATGGAGCACTGAAAGGGACTATGTTACCACTACTATTGAGGCCACTGGTATCAGCCTTGTTCACCTCAGGCTGGTTCTTCGGTTTCGCGACCCCAGGTAACTGACGATTACGCCCAACAGTATTGTTAGTATTACGAGCATAGTTAGCATTACCATATGTTGGAGTAAACAACTCAATCTTCTGAGCCTTAGGCTTATCCAAACTGTTGGTTTTAAATGACAGTATCACACCTTCCTTAAGAGGTACAATTTTAGAGATCTGTATCTTATTACGGAAAGCAATCCACATTATCATTGCCGGTTCTGATGCTACTAGAACACTATCATGATCTGCACAGTAGGCGAAATGCAACGGACGCTCCTTATTGCGAACCATTCGTAGGCTCTGTGTAGCTATATCGTACCACACTACAGCAAAGGCACCTTCAGCCTTCTCAAAGGCTTCAACAGCCCCTAACTCTGCCATAGCATGACAAAGAGCCTCACTATCCACATCAAAGGAGTTACCTTGTGGGAAAGAGCGGTGATTTCTTAAAGTACCATTATGCACCATCACTATATTCTTAGAACTGAATGGATGGGCTGTTTCATTAGTTACACCGCCTCGGGTAGCCTTACGGTTGTGGCCTATCACGAAGGGAGAGTTACTAAATTTATTAGAGAAGGAATCATACCGCTTCATATTCATGAAGTCATAGGCACTCAACGCCCTCTTATAAATATCAACTTCTTTGCCGTTCGGACTGACAGAGAATACACCTGTTGAATCATGCCCTCTTAGAGCATCTGCATACAAGCTTTCTCCGAAGAAATCCGTACGATCTACTTGGCCTTGATAACCATTAGCCATAAATCCTACAATTCCGCACATACTATTTAATCTCCTGTAGTTGTGGTTGCGGTTGTGAATGCATAGGCTCCGCCAACGTTGTAGCGGGGTGTCCCGGGCATAACAATATCCCCTAAATTACGATTACGGGGACGTCTGTTAGGGTTGAATCCTTCGATACGGGTAGTTTGGTGATTCTCTATCCGTAAGAACTCCTGCGCATCAAATGGTATATTATGAATTGCAGCAAATGAGCTGGTCTTCGTACCATATATGTTTTCATTTAACAGGCGTTCAGCTAGGTTATCCAGCCCTGCATACACTAGAACATCCTGAGCAGTGCGTACCCCTTTAATGAGATCATCAGCTACCCCCGGATATACTAGATGGTGTGCTAGGTCTACACCAAAAATATCAGTTAGATATTCATCGGCTGCAAAGCCACTGACTAGGTTAGGGAAATCATGGATATCCTTAACTCCTTCAATAGCATACCTCTTAATACATAGTAACATCTTTATCCATGTTAGTATTTTTTTAGAGTCTGCAGTACCGTGGTGCTGCCTAAATTCAATAGTCCCTAGATCGGCTATTCGCCGTAAGTTGAGAGCACTGTATTTAGGCCAGTTATATATGACACTTTGCGCATTATGTGTGTCCTCTTCTGTTAACGCATCAAACACCTGATATAACAGGGTCTTGAAGTGATCGGCCTTATAGTAAGGAAGACAATACAAGTTGTCTGCCCTATCTGCACCGCAGTGATGGAACAGTATACGCTCAAGTGACGTGTACAGGAGAAGGAGTTTAATTAAATCCTCTTTCTCCATATCTACAACTTCGATGTGGACATGCACTGATGTGCGAGCGGAAAACTGTGCTTCCCCCTCTTTAAATGCCTCATCTAAGTGTGTAAAGGCGTTAAGTAAGTCTTCCCCGAATAAGGGTAGAGTAATAAGCTCTATTGGACGCCGCCCCTTAACCTCTCGCAAGCTATTCTCTCTTACTGCTTGCCACAAGCCCTTGGATACGAGTTCTTCCGTATTCGGTGGATGTTCTACTTCAATCTCAACGCCTACCTTATTGAAAGGAAGAGCAAATTCATCACTAGGCTGAAAGTGCCTAGGATCTCCTTTGGTCTCTGATATATCAGCGATTGATTTAAACGTCATTACATTCTCCAGCAATATCCATGTATTGCGTCAGGTCTTCCATTAATGGTCTGGCTTCTCGATACAGGAAACAGCCTCCAGTCTGTCTGTCGATCTTGCCTATCACCTTGCCCATGAAGCCTAGGTATACATATGGTAAGTACGGACTCACTGCTACATAGTAACGATGAGTAATAGCACATGCTATTGCTTCTCCACTGTACACTCGTTCAAGTGCTTCTTCGAGAGGATAATATGTTGGTTCGAAAACCGCTCTTACCACCCTAGTATCCTCAATCCCAGCATGTAGTCCTTTTAGGTGGGTAAGACCTGCTTCGATCATGCTACCTATAATGACACCATTCTTAAAGGTGAAGGCTTGGCGATATTGCTTGGTAGTTGTCCTACGTATATACATCACAGCAGAATCTACATTGATCATACCCATACGAGGCACAGTAAAGTCGAACTCTAAATCTTTAATGTCTCGCGTGTTAGGTACCCATGAACCATTCTCGCTTAGTATATGTCCTGTTAGGGCGTCGTTAGTTTCATTCTCAAACTGATATATCTGAAAGAGTTTGAAGTCGCCACCCTTGAAGGATGCACGTACAATACAATTACCATACTTCTGGTTAAAGTCTCCTCGGGAGTCTTCTAGTATCATTATACCACCTTCGGTAATTTAATCCTAGTTGTGTGTGTGTAAAAGTGACGTAAGTTTTCACGTTTGTCACCGCTGTTCAACTTATTTACATCAGTCAGATTACGTAAGGTATACTGAGGTGGGCGATCTGATTGGAGTGCCATTTCTTCAACAACATCAAACACCCAACGACGATACGATGGTTTAAATAACCAACTGTTATCAGGAACACGATACTCAACACCGTAAGCTGTTGGGCGATGTGCTCCCCATCTACCGTATGTTTTAGACCGCTCTGACTCACCGAACAACAACTGCATCCCGATACCTATAGTCATATCAAGGCGCTGAACGAAGCGACAGATAGCCATACCGTCATTCGTGAAGGGTACACCAATATGAATATGTCCACCAGCATACCGCTTATTCTGTCCGGATAAATCAATCAGTGGATTCTCACAAATGTCCCATGCGTCATAGTCTGGTAAACAACCAAACATGTTAGCTTGAGGATCATCCAACTGCTCAGTGGTAAACTCAGCTGCTGACTCTTTAGATAGTGAAAGGCCATGAGGACGTATATGCTTACGCAATTGATCCATAACGTATTTAGTACGATCACTAAACTCCTCACGGGTAGTAGCAGGGTCAACATTTAACTCTGCCATTACATTGTCCTCTTGGAATGCTCCTTGGTCTACTTTGAAGGGTTTTTCCTTCGTACCACCTACTAGACCAATAGCAGGAACAAACCCACCTTTACCATCCTGCAGGAATAACTCAGCATCGTGTCCTACAGTAATATTACTCATCATGTGCCTCAGTGACGTGGGGTCTGTTGAAAGGTTGTAATACGCGACCGACAGCTACCTGATACCCACGCTTTCTATCAGGAATGTCGAGGTCAGAACATTTGCTAGATGCCTCACGTATTAGTTCATCAGTGTCCTTGTCAAACAGACGGGCGATAGTACGATACACACTATTTTTTCGCTGATGACGGCTAGAGTTTGCAGGATGTAAATGTACAACCTGTAATCTCAGATGGTCAGGTACAGTCATATTCATAACACGTATTCCTCCATAAGTTTCTTGAAAAGTTTGTCCGAATCACCCTTTGAGTTCTGTTCAGGATGGAATTGAACACATAGGCTACTCGTGACATCGTACCATACTGCTTCTGGCTCTTTATGATCTTCCATAACTATAGTTTTGCCATTACCTCCTTGAAAGTGGTCTGAAAGATCGCTAGTCCACGCGATGACTTCGCCAGTTGTTCCTGTCATCATTTGGTGGTGAGTTGACGTAACCCTATACATATTATTATCATACACTACGTCATGTGGTTTGTAATGGTTTGTAACATCTTGAACTAGTGTATCACCATTCATAACGGATAGGAACTGTCCACCACGACAAATCCCAATACAGGGTATACCTCTTGCAAATGCCTGCTTAACTATGTATGCCTCACGATTATCACGAACACCATCAGCTATAGTCGCACGATGTTCCTGCTCACCATACATTAGAGGACTTACATCTCCACCACCTGTCAATACTACCACATCCACACTAGGCAGATCATAATGAGCAGATGGGTCATATTGTATAACATGCCCAAACCTAGTGAAGTAGTGGGGATAAGAACCATATCCTACTACTAGTATATTCATCTACATTACCTCATATTGTCTAGACAACATGCCCCGACGGCCATACCCCCACTTAATCATACTCCTACTCCTTTTTAGTTAAAAATTTTAATGGTAGCGAACTACTGCCCCATCCTTGTCCATCTCTTCTTTAAAGGTTGGTTCCTGCTTAACCTTAGTAACAGGAAAGGGCATATTCTTTGGTGGTGGTGGATTGTTCAGGACAAAGGTTTTACGTGCTTTAGCACGTGCTGCCTCCACCGATTCTACATTATGCTTGTGTGGATTAATAGCTTTGTTTCGTCTATCTGCTACACGAGTAGCCTGAGCAACCATGCGTTCTTTACGTGCAGACTCCGTACGGTTATTAAACTTGTTTTTATGGGTTTGTAATTGTTGGTGGACGATTGACTTCAATGTACGTGGGTCGTCCGTTGATAGGAAGCTGCCGTCACGCAGCTTGATTGATCGCGCTCCTGAAAAGAGCGTGTTATGTCGTGTTCTCATAGCCATCTACTTCTCCTTTAAAACCAGTAGGTTATAGGTGCTAAACACATAAAATTACTTAATGGTTGGTAAACTGTTAATACAAGCATGGTACCTCCATGTTGTCTAGACAATATGGTCAGTGGGGTTTAATCTGTTCGTAGATACCACCCATTATAAATCGTTTAGACTGTTGCATAAAATAAGCTAAAGCAGCGTCTTCTCCTAGTGAAAAACGCCTGCTATCGTGTACAGCACTACCATTAACGCCACTGCCGCCAGTACTATTCCTAATAGGTCTAGGGCTATTTTTAATGCGTCCATATTGTTTATTCCTAAGTCTAAGTTGTCGATTAAAGGTAGATTTACTTATTTATCACCTCCACACATACCATAGGATGGTCAGTATACAGATCATGTTCCTCAAATACATCAATGACACGTTCACACATGTCCTCTGTATTAAATATTGCTGGAAACTCAATCTGTCGCTCACCACCTATTGGGGTAGCTAAAAAGTATATTAATACAAATGCTTCTTTCACTTCAATCCTCCTTGTTCAATGCAGCGCACAACGTGCCAGCTACCTTTACTGCGAATTCTTTTTCTTCTTTACTATCTACACTATTCTCACCAACTCCACTACCAAATAGTATAATCTTGTTAACATCTCCCCAACCCCAAGAGTCGTGGCCATGCTTGTTATCTATTCTAATGACAGATAGTTCAAAGTCAGGGCAATCATCTTCTTCATCACCATCCCCATCAAACATCTGCACTTCCCACTTATCCTTACTCATGCCTCAATCCACACATTTTCATGACGCAATACCCAAGACCTGCATATAAAAGGATTAGGCTCGTGGAATGTAAAATATCTACCACCTAACATAACATGAATCTTCATACTAACTCCCAAGGTTTAGGACATACTCTGCCCGTTCTTTTAAAGAATAATGTTTATCACGAGACTGCCCAGTCCCAAACCCACCCACACTACCACACTCAAATACTTCTAGCAGTTCTACTAGTGACTCAAGTTTATAGTAGTACTTAGCCTTAGCATTTATCTGGTCAAAGCTATCCCATTGTGCTATTTGTCTAAGGTTGCTACGTATCTCTACTTTAACTGCCTCTAGAGTAAGTGCGCCCATAGATTTAATTCTAGCCTCTACTGCTTCACCAAACAATCTATCTAACTTAGATTTTGCCATTATCTTCGAGCCTCGCGTAAATTAAACATTTCAGAATTAAATGCACAACTAAAGTAGGTCATAGCAGGACGATGGGCAATAACGCGTTTCCACCATAATATACCATAAGTACGAGTATACCCATCCTCTGTACCAACAACCTCAGCATAATAGCATAAAGAAAGGATGTAAGCAAGAGCATCATCCGCTACATCACTATTAACAGATAAATCTACACCACCATCTCCCATCATGCCTAGTTGTCTGGCTATAGTGGTACGAGTCTCACTACTCATTTTATCCATCTGTAGGTGCCTCCAGCGCCCTTATAATCTTAGTTATAGTATACACTAGAGCTGGGACCCAGATGATTGCCAATATAACACCCTTCATAACATATAATAGTGTTATCCAAAAAACATATACAGTCCCGCTCTCTAGTAGTGCTATGAGAGCTGTTAATTCCTCGCTCATTACATTTACTCCTTATGTTGTCTAGACAACACGCTAAGCGTATCTATCATAGCATGATACACCTAATGGATAGTATTAGGTGCGGCTAGTACAAGTTCAGCAGCAGCCATTACTTTATCCAGATATTCAAGTTTAACTGTTAATTTCTTAACCATACCCCAATCCTTATTGCTTACAGCTAAATGCAGCTCCCTTATACCCATATTATATACTTCCTGAGTATTAGGCATAGCTCTTTTTAACCGCTGGTTGGCTATTCTACTTATACCACTCATAATACCTCCTAATCTGCTTGTTTCTTGAGGAACACAGGGACTTGGTTCAACTCAATTATAGGCGTTGCTAATGGTGCTTCTAAAAACTCTTTTAAACTCATAACACTTACCTCATCTTTCTTCATTTAATCCATGAATATCTAGCAATCTGACAATACAGGCACCTGCTGAATCATAATTAGCTAGTTCATCTATCATAACAAGTATCTTAGGAAAGGTATGTGTATCAAGTAGTAGTTTTAAAGCACCTAATACTAACATAGTCTCATTATTAGCTTCTTTAGAGTCCTTTAATACATCCCCTAGCATATCATATGCATTAACCTGCTCTGTTGTAAGGTATAAACCCATATAAGTTCTCCTTCTATTAAATTGGTGGACTAGACGGGAATCGAACCCGCACTGCTCGCAATACGAAGATTGCACTCACATTACCAACGCACCCCTACTTAAAGGGTAACACTTCTGCCACTAGCCCTAAAAACATATTGTCTAGACAACATGCTACTTGTCTAGACACAACTCAATTCTTAAATCTATTATCTCACATCTAGTACATAAAGTCAAGTAAAAACAATCACTTAGATTTAGCCATAAGCAGGCCAACAATTACACCACCAAAGAATATACCTACTCCAGTCAACCAGTACTGTATAAATTCATGTTCCATCATACTGTCTCTCCTCATTCTCATTCAATACACGAAATAGCACTGAGCCGTAAGCACTACGCAAGTTATCGGCAGATCGTGGTACACCTTCAAACCGCATGTTCCAATCTCTTATAACTGCTGATAGATATAACCACTCGGTCTTGTTAGCTGCTGGTATATCATTAAACGCTTGCTCAAGTACTTCTATGGGTATTTCAACGTCCATTACAATCCGCGCTTAGTCAGGTACTCATCAAAGGAATCACCAGCCCAAGCTAATAAACCAGCTACAAAACAAAATGCTGCTACATAAGCTATAAAAACAAGTAAGTTATCAATAAAGCCCATAATCGTTCTCCTTAGAATACAGGTGGTATCCAAGTGATACAGCCTTGTAACAATAATACAACAATAATATAAGTAATCAATCTCATCTGATTCCCTCCACTCCTTGTTCATGTTGTCTAGACAACATTAATAGACACCATCTTACGCCACTTACCTTTAATAAATAACCAGTTACTAGTGGCAATAAATCTAATGATGCCTCTGTTATCAATAATAATCATTCAATACTCCAGTTGACAGCCATTGTCTCACATATAACCCTACAAGTCAAGGGTTTATAAATACCTGTATTCCATACACAATAACTTGCACACACTATACAGGTTTAATCTACCGCTCAAAGCAATAAGTTTAATCAATCTATATTTCATCTGCTTACGTTCATTAATGCCCATACTAATCCCCAATTAATTAACCTTTATTGTGTATAGATAATAATGCCCCCATAACACACATCTTTAAATCATCATAATCATCCTCTTCTGTTAAATCAATGTCTCGTGCTAACTGCACATATCCACACACATAATTCATTACACTATCGTGTACCTCTAGTAGTTGGTAAAGCTCTTTAGCAGTCATAATCAATTCCCTTGGTTATCTAACCGATTCATAATCAATACGAATAATCCAATCAATAAGAATAACGCTAATCCAGTACCAATAATCAATAATCTAATATCCATAATAACCTCCTTTAATCAGTAATCCACAAAACATACCCCCAATCAGCGATCATAGATGATCTGATTTAAGAGCATGTTGTCTAGACAACATGAAAATAAGACTCGGGGGGATTTCTCCCCCCTTGCCTCGTCTTTCCTAGTGGTTAGTAACTGCCTGATCTTCTACTGGTGCCACTGGTTCTTCTGGTACTACTACTGCTAGCAGGGTGTGGACTTCTTGAGCGAAGGCTAACAGACCCTCTTCCATCTCATCCTTTTGCTGGTCGTTGGCAATCTCATACGATGCTAACAAGCTGCTAATCATCATATGGAACTGGCTATCACCAGCAACCGCAGGTTCCTCACCCTCACCAGCAAGTAAACCCCGAGCCTCGGCCACTTCTTTCCGCAGACTTGACTCACTATCAAAGGTACTCAGATCAAGACCCATAACCATTGCAGCCTTGATACTCGCTTTAGCACGAGTCCAGCACAACGGGATTGTATCAACCTGTGACTTACCAGCGTCGCTAGACTTAGCCCATTGCTCTTGCTCGTAACAAGCACCCAAAAAGCCATCAGGATCACCCTTAAACTCCTTGTTCTGCGTTGGCGCATGGCCTACAGAATCAAACCCTTTGGCAAGCTCTAACAGGTGGTTACTAACACCAGCTCCGGCCTCTTTCACAACCTCGCTATCGCCTTGGTTGATGATAGCTTCAATCATAACACTACGCATGTTTAGTTCTTTCTTACTCATGGTTAAATCTCCTATAGGGTAGCACCGCGAGATTGCAGGACTACTCCCTAGAATACTTAACCACTAGTTAGTGCAGCGTCCATTCACATGGCCTGCACCTTGATCGCGTCACCCGCTACCTGTATTGGTTGGCCACAAAAGGCCGTATCTCCACAGGTGGGGTATTATACTCACACTTCCAAATTGATTGCAAGTGTTTAATACGAGGCAATTATTAAGACCATGTTGTCTAGACAACATCAAGATATGTAGGGTTATTCCAGTAGCGTTACCACGCTAGTATCGACCTACGGGCGATAGATTAATGGGGGGATAGAATAGGGTTATGGCTACCACTTACATGCGAACAGTTCTCAGATGGGAATCATTCTCATTTGGAGCAAGGGTAGGGGGGAAAATTAAGGGGAATGGTGTATGGAGGTAAGCCAATGGCAGTAATTATATATTTTTCAAATACTTAGGGGGAGAAATCCAGACTACCTGTAGTCGCTGGAATGCGTACAGCCCGCATAGAACTGCCAATGTCTTTTCCCAAGTGATAAAGGGCTGTAGTGAAACCCCAATGTAGTAGTCATTTATCCCATTATAGTAGGAAATAGCCCATAAATGGGCGGTAATTGAGGATTATTAAAAATAATACGAAATTAGATTGAACTATTCACTAATACTGTTGTCTAAGAATAACATATTATTATTGTAAATATACATATGTAGTAATATATTATATAAACCCCAATATATAATAATACTTATATTCTTCTTTTTGATCGAGCTGTGTCTGGCATTTGCCAAGGCAACGCCTGACTAATACTATATGAATCTAATAAATGCAATACTACTATTCTGCATAGCAGGTAACCCCTGCTTACTATTTACTAACCTCTCGGGAGAGAGGAAGGTATTGTACGTATGTAGTAATATCAATATTACTGACACATTAGTTTTAGATGGTGTTAAACTAACTATCTATACTAGCCCGTGTAAACGGGCATAAGGAACTCAATGGCCTTTAAATCTACTGAAAACCAGCCCATGCTATGGGCCTCGGTCTGGAGTCGACATGGCGTTTAAGTCGACGGAAGAACGCGTATTTGATATCTTGAAGGATACTAATATTAAGTATCCCTATGAGAAGGTACTCCTATTCTTTAGGTATTACACTCAGACTGGTAATGTTAAACGTTCTTCAGAGGAATCTGAGGTCAACATGGATACTGCTAGGTACTGGATTACTACTAAGTATGGTGATAAGATTGTTCGTATACTTAAGGTAGAACAGCAGAGGGTACTAGATACTAGGCTTACGGGTCTTATTGAGACTGTTATTGAGTCCATAGATGAAAGGTTAGCTTATGGAGATTACAATACTCGTGGTGATAGGGTACCTGTACAGCTAGATAAGCTTCTCAAGGCTCTTACTACGTTGTATGATAAGAGGGCTCTGATACGTGGAGAACCTACTAGTCGTGTAGAACGAGTGACTACAGAGGATAGGTTGAAGAGGCTAGGTAAGCGTTTCGAGAGCCTACCTAAGAAAGCTCAGGACTTTATTATGGAGAATATTGACGAAGAACCAGAAGAAGTGACCCATTGAACAACGCAGACCATCTAATGGACGTTGCGTAATGCCTTTACCTATATGGGCTCTTATGGGGTTTGCTAGTTATCGTGCATGGAAAGCAGCTAAGATAGTCAAGCAAGCAGTCAAGGTATCCAAGGTAGCTAAGAGGAAACCAGCTGCTACTCCTAAAGGTAAGAGTGCTGGTACCAAAGACTATGTATCTGCTAAGGATCGTATATCCCCATATAAGGATAAGCTAACTAAAGCAGAAGAGAAGGGAGCTGATAAGCTACTTAAGAATGCTGGTAAGGCCCAGAAGCAAGCAGGAAGGAAAGCTAAAGGTAGGCTGATCAAAGAAGGGATAAGACAGACAGTTACCCATCCGGGAGTTCAAGCAGGTAGTGCCACTGTAGGTGTTGCTGCTGAGGGCAGACGAAGAGCAAAGGCTAGGAGTAAGAAGAATGGTAAGTAGGAATGATATTACAGGTGATAACCTAGTATCTAAGCCCAGTAATGAGAAGTTCGATACTGGATGGGAGTTGATCTGGGGTAATAAAGAAAAAGAAGAAGATCCTATAGAGGATGAGGTTGAGGACGACGTTGGCTGTTAAGGGTAAATTAAAGCTTAACACCAAGATGGTAGAAGGGTTTACTGGTAGTTGTCTAACCCATACCTTTGATGCTCCACAACCAATACCTCAGTTCCATAGGCAATTATGGAGGATGTGCTGCTCAAGTCATAAGTACGTAGCAGTTGCTGCCCCACGGGGCCATGCCAAGTCAACGGCTGTGACACTCAGTTATGTTCTAGCTAGTGTGTTGTTTAGATCCCATGACTACGTGATCATTATCTCAGATACTGAATCACAGAGTACTGAGTTCTTGAACGATATCAAGATGCAATTGATAGAGAATGAAGACCTAATCGAGCTATTCGGTATAGGCAAGTTTATAAAGGACAGTGAGACCAACATCATCATGAAGATGGAAGATGGTCACCAGTTCCGTATTATGGCTAAGGGTGCAGGTCAACGTATCCGTGGTCGTAAGTGGAGGAACAAGCGTCCAGATCTTATCGTAGTTGATGATCTAGAGGACGATGAAGCTGTTGAGAGTAAGGAGCGTAGACTCAAACTCTATAACTGGTTTACTAACGCGGTTGTCCCGGCCCTGAGTGATTCAGGGGTTATTCGTGTAGTCGGAACTATACTCCATATGGATAGCGTGTTAGAGAAGTTGCTTAACAAGAAGCAGTGGCGCAGTAAAAGATACAAGGCCCACAATGAGGATTTCAGTGAGATCCTGTGGGAAGAGAAGTTCCCCAAAAATAGATTGGAGGATATTCGAGCCAGCTACGTTGAGGATGGTAATCCATCTGGCTATTCGCAAGAGTATCTAAACCACCCAATCGACGAGAGTACAGCGTACTTTCGCCGGGATGACTTCCAGTACTATGACCCAGAGGATCTTCGGGATAAGAATCTCTCATATTACTCTGCTATTGACTTTGCTATAAGTAAAGAGACCAAGGCAGATTACACAGTTATTGCAACGGTAGCTGTTGATTCTGATAACAATATGTATGTTGTAGATATAAATAGAGGTAGGTGGGATGGTAAGGAGATCATTGATGAGATGTTTGTTACTCAGGAAAGATACCGACCAGAGCTATTTACTACAGAAGCAGGGGCTATAGAGAAAGCATTAGGTCCTTTCCTTAATGAACAGATGTTTGCTCGTGGGGTATTTCTTAATCTAAATAAGGAAGTACCAGTAAAAGACAAGCAGACTAGAGCCAGATCTATACAGGCTCGTATACGGCAGGGTGGAGTATACTTCAATAAGGATGCTGATTGGTACGCTGATCTAGAGCAGGAGATGGTAAGATTTCCTCGTGATGTACATGATGATCAGGTAGATGCACTAGCTTGGATTGGACTTACCCTCGATAAGATAGTCCCCGGACTCACCCATGAGGAAGAGGATGAAGAAGCCTATGAAGCAGAATTTGGTGATAGTCTATATGACGATGGCCGTAACGTAATTACTGGCTATTGACTTACATACCTAAAACTTACTCTGAAGCAGTGCGGCTGGGAAGTACTATGTACTTTACTGGAAAGCCCTGCAAGTACGGCCACGTAGACTATAGGCAGACCAGCAAACGCACCTGTATGCAGTGTAATAGAAATACTTCTAAAGAACAGTATAATAAAAATAAAGACGTATATAATAAAAGAACTGTACAGTGGAAAAAGGACAATCCTGAGAAAGCTAAAGAAGCAAGTAGAAGATCTAACAGTAAGAATTATTTACGATATAAAGCTGGTATGTTAATTTCAAATGCTAAGAGAAAGGCACAAAAATTAAATGCTACTCCTATTTGGGCTAATAGTATTTGTATAGCTCAATTATATAAAGAATGCCCAGAAGGGTCACATGTAGACCATATAGTACCACTACGTTCTAGGCTAGTTTGTGGACTTCATTGCGAGGATAATATGCAATATTTAACAATGAGTGTTAATTTAAGTAAGGGCAATAGATACTGGCCTGACATGTGGGAAGTATAGATGGCACTTGAGACATTAGATGCTATTATTAACGATGCTAACATAGCTGACTCTCTAGATGAGGAGACACTCAAGACCCTAGGTCGTGAAGTAAAAGAAGGGTATGAACGCGATCTAGACTCCCGCAAAGAATGGGAAGAGAAGGTTGATAAAGCCCTTAAGCTAGCCTCACAGGTAGTAGAAAATAAATCATACCCGTGGCCTAACGCAGCTAATGTTAAGTACCCATTACTTACAACAGCAGCTACGCAGTTTGCAGCCCGAGCATATCCAGCACTAGTACCCGGACCTAACTTGGTCAAGGGGAGGGTAGTTGGATTTGACTTAGATGGCATCAAGACTGAAAGAGCTATTCGTATTGGTAAACATATGAGCTACCAGCTCATAGAGCAGATGGATAACTGGGAAGAGGACATGGATAAATTAGCCATGATTATCCCCATCGTTGGTTGTGCATTTAAGAAGACTTACTACAACGGTATAAAGGGACAGAACGTCTCTGAGTTAGTATTAGCACAGGATCTTATAGTAGATTACTACGCCAAGTCCTTAGAAGATGCTACTCGTATTACCCATAGATTAAGTCTAACCACACGAGATATTAAAGAACGCCAGCTAGCTGGTATCTATAGTGATGTAGACTTGTCTCCTCCTTCTCACCTAAGTGAAGAAAGAGTTAGTGATGAGATAGATGGATTAAGAGAGCCTGAGCCTGATGAGTCAACTCCCTACACAATCCTAGAACAACACAGATACTATGATCTAGATAATGATGGATATGCAGAGCCGTACATAGTCACCATTGAGGAAGAGACTAATAAGGTCTTACGTGTGGTAGCTCGTTTCGATGCAGAAGGTATTAAGAAGGATGGCAGTACAATTATCCTTATTGAGCCTACTCATTACTTTACGAAGTTCCCATTCATTCCTAATCCAGATGGAGGTTTCTATGATGTTGGTTTCGGCACCCTACTTGGTCCTATCAATTCTACCATTGATTCCGCAATTAATCAACTGCTCGATGCAGGCACTCTGTCCAATATGCCAAGTGGCTTTTTGGGACGGGGCATTAGGTTAAAAGGCGGCAGTTACAAGTTTAGTCCCGGCGAATGGAAATTCGTCAATACTACTGGAGATGATCTGAAGAAAGGTATTGTACCTCTTCCAATCAATGCTCCTGATTCAACAGTCTTTAGTTTGTTGAGTCTTATGATAGATGCTGGTCAGAGGTTATCTTCTACTGTAGATATGCAGGTAGGGGAAAACCCCGGCCAGAACCAGAAAGCTACTACCACTATGGCAGTGTTAGAGCAAGGTATGAAAGTATTCAACGGTATATATAAACGTCTATACCGCTCACTTAAGAAAGAGCTGCGTAAGTTATACAGGTTAAACTCCTTATACCTACCAGTTGAAGAGTACTTTACCATCCTTGATCCCGGACAAGAGGTCGGAGCAGCTATAGGTCGTGGAGAATATATCCTTGGTACAGCAGATGTAGTACCTGCAGCAGATCCTAATGTTGCTACAGAACAGCAGAGACTAGCTAAAGCAGCTGGTCTATTTGAGATGATGCAGATGGGTACTATAAACCCTATGGTAGCTACTAAGCGTATGTTAGAAGCTCAGGAGCAACCGGGTATAGAAGAACTGATGACTCTGCCCCCTCCACAACCTTCATTAGAGGAGATGCAATTCCAAGATGATAGTAAGCGTGAGTGGGCTAAACTTCAGATAGAAGCAGCTAAGGTAGAGGCAGCTAATATGTTAGCTAAAGCCAATGCACAGTTAGCTGTGGCAAGGGCTGAGGCTGCAGAAGATGGTGTTCAGCTAGAAATGTATAAGACACAACTAGAAGGTATTGCTGCTGGAGAGCAGGCAATTCAAGCTAAACTAGATGCAGCTATGAATAATAAGGAACCTTCCCCAGCACAATCCTAAAGAGGATATATGACAAGAACAGAGTTCATAGAGTGGAGAGACCACGCAGTTACTGTTGAACTAATGAAGTTGTTTAAGGAAGTCCGTGAGGCTTACGCAGACAAACTAGTTAGAGGTGATAGCTTAGGCAAAGAGGCCCTTACCGCACAAGATGTGGGTATAGTTAAGGGATTAGATTTTTTCCTCAAGGCAGAATTTGAGGGAGATGAAGAAGATGAAGATTAAACCATGTGGCTATAGGCTACTGATTAAACCAGACGAAGTAGATGATATGAGTGAGGGTGGTATAGCACTTGTAATGAATGAGCGTCTTGAAAGAGCCGCACAAGTATATGGCACTATCATTGCTATTGGTCCAGAATGTTGGAAGGACAAGAAAGGCGATGGTAAACCTTGGGCAGCAGAAGGTAATAAGGTATGTTATGTACGACATTCAGGTAAATCTATTGTAGATACAGAGACAGACGAAGAGTTTGTTGTGATCAATGATGAAGATATATTGGTTGTTATGGAGAAAGTAAATGGGTGAAGAGAACCTAGAGCACAAAGAAGAACTGGAACAAGAACCAGAATTTAACGAAGTAGAAAACGAAGCACTAGAGATGGGGTGGAACCCAGAGGGAGTAGAAGGTCGTAGGTCTCTCTCAGCAGAGGAGTTTATTGATCGTAAACCTTTGTACGATAAGATCCACCAATCAGAACGTGCTGTAAAACATATGCAAGATTCCCAGTCTGCCTTACAGCAGCACCTAGCTACGCTAGAGGAATCCATTAATAAGCAACGTGTTGATGACCTTAAGGTACAGAAACGTGTGGCTTTGGAGAATGAGGAACATGATCGTGTCATTGAAATTGATGAGCAGATCGTGGATATCCATCAGGCTCCGCCAGTACCAGTAGCTCAAGATACTACAGAGTTTGATAACTGGGCTGAGACAAATACATGGTATGATTCTGACTTACAGTTGAAGCGATACGCAGATGCAGTTGGTCAGGAGTATGCACAGAAATACGGTAAAATGGACGCAGGGATATTAGCGCAGGTAACTGAAGAAGTTAAGTCTGCTTTCCCTGATAAGTTTACACCTACTCGTAATAGACCATCTCCTGTAGAAGGAGCCGGAAGAGCCAATTCTAGGGTAAGAGCGCCCAACTACACAGTTAAAGACCTTGATGAAAATACTACGCGTGTGATGCGAACACTTGTTCGTGATGGTACATACGAGAGTGAAACAGCATACATCGAAGCATTAGATAAATCAGGTTTCTTTAACTAAAAGAGGATAGAACAATGGCAACACGCCGAAATAAAGACACACGTAAAAGAGTTCCCGTAGGCGGAAATCGTGATATTCTTACCGTTCTTGGTAAGGATAAAAATTATGTCTACCGTTGGGTCAATGACGTTGATGGACGAATACAGAAGTTTATAGCTGCATTTTATGATAATGTATATATGGACGGAGATATTGAGGTCGGTGCTGAGGATGTTAAGCAAGGCACAAACGTTGGGACTATTGTTAGTAAGAGTGTAGGTCAGGGTGTAACAGCCTATCTTATGAAGATTGATCGTAAATACTACGATGAAGACCAAGCTATTAAAGCAGGAGAAGTTGATCGTTCGGAAGAATCTATTTATAACGTAGATAGGCTTTCTGGTGCATATGGTAAAATTGATATACAAAGAAAAAACTAATTATACCATCCACTCCAGCGGCTTATCTAGCTAATTAAATTTGGAGATTTAATATGGCTAATATTGATAATGTGAATGGGTTTATCCCAGTTGGCACAGTATCAGGTTCACCTTGGCAGAGTGCTGTTCAACAGTATGAACTGTCTACCTCTCATCTTGCGATGGGTGTTGGTGATCTTGTAACTATGCAGGCTGGTGGTGTATTAAACTTGTTTGCCGCTGGCGATGCCCAGCTAATGGGTGTTGTAGTGGGTGTTTTAAACCACATCGCGGATGAAGTTCTTGGTAAGAAAGGAGATCATTTCCTATCTAACTCAGAGCCCACTCGTACAGGTGTTAATTCTAAAAGTGTTCCTGTGAATACTGCTGGTACTGTACTTATATGTACAGCTCCTGATGTGATTCTTGAAGGCATTGAAGATGGTGTTACTGATCCATTGGAACTTGCTGACATCGGTTCTAATATTGAGATCATTGGTGGTGGCCCAAATGCTACGACTGGTGTTTCTGATATGTATATAGATTCCGATACTCACAATACTACTGCTACTTTGCCTCTACGGTTGTTGGGCTTAGCACAGCGCCCTGATAATGAATACATTTCAGGCGGTCAGGCGTATACTCGCTGGCTAGTGACTCCTGCTAATCATGCTTTAAGCGGCATTAACGTAGGTATCTAAGGAGAATAACTAATGGCTATTAACAGTGGTAATTTTGCACGAGCTCTAGAGCTTGGTGTAAACAAATGGTACGGAGATGCCTACAACGAACATGATGTCCAATACACATCATTGTTTGAGGTCGGTACTTCTCGACGTGCTTATGAAGAAGATATGTCTATTAGTGGGCTTGGTCTCGCACAGGTTAAGACTGAAGGCGCAGCCGTCAGTTACGATTCTATGCAACAGGGATTCATGACTCGCTACAGCCATGTCGTATACGCTCTTGGGTTTGTTGTAACCAAGGAAGTATTTGATGATGATCTGTACGATGTAGTTGGTAAGCGAAATGCGAAATCATTAGCTTTCTCTATGCGTCAGACCAAAGAGATTGTGGGTGCTAACGTCTATAACCGCGCTTTCACAGCAGCTTACGCTGGTGCTGATGGTGTAGAGATGTGTAGTGATGCTCACTTGAAGTATGCTGGCGGAACCTTCGCCAATGAATTAGGTACAGCTGCTGACTTGAGTGAAGCATCGCTTGAGCAAGCTTGTATTGATCTTATGGATTACACAGATGATCGTGGTCTACAGATTAATGTTATGCCTCGTTCATTGATTATACCGACTGAGCTGAAGTTTGAAGCCCATCGGATTCTAAATGCAACTCTTCGTGTTGGTACAGCCGATAACGATCCTAATGCTTTGAAAGATATGGGTCAGTTTCCCGGTGGTATTGTAGTTAATAACTACCTTACCGATGCTGATGCTTGGTTCATTCGTACGACCTGCCCTGAAGGCACTAAGTACTTTGAGCGTGATGGTGATGAGTTTGGTTTAGATGGTGACTTTGATACTGGCAATGCTAAGTTCAAAGCAATGGGTCGATACAGCTTCGGTTGGTCTGATCCTCGTGGTATCTTCGGCTCGCCCGGAGCTTAGTCTAGATAAGTTTGGGGGTCGATGGTTTTGGTCCGGCTGACCCCCGGACTTACTTTTATTTAATAGATCCCTGAAAGACGGGAGTTGACTGCCCGATCCAGGGTTAGGAGAATAAATATGGGTACACATTTTATGGGGGGGCTGAACATGCGCCCCGTTACAGTAGCAGATGAAGCTACTTACAAAGTATTAATTAAAGATTCAGGCAAACTGCACGTAATGCCTGACCTGACAGCTGATTGTACAATTACATTACCTGCGGTAGAGAGTGGGTTATCCTTTAGCTTTATGTATTCAGGAGCTGCTGCTGATGCACAAGATTGGATAATTGCTACCGCTGCTACTGATGAACTCTTCAAGGGTGGTGTTGTATTTCATGATGAAGATATTGGTGGTGCAGGTATTGAAGTATTAGCAGTTTATGCTGACTTCTCTAATGATGACACGTTCACTGTCTTTACTCCACAAGTAGGTACAACTGTGACATTTGTATCTGACGGAGCCTCGTGGCTCACAAATGGTATGGTCATCTCTGATACCGTGCCAACGTTCGCTTAATAGGAGAATAGATAATGGCTGCTGCAGCTAAGATGAAGGTAATGATTAATGGTACTCGAAAGTATACCGTTAATGTGTCTGGTATATTTGATACAGCTGATGAGGTGGATACTATTATAATTAATAGGTCTGATCTCATTGGCCCAGATAGACAGAACGCACCTACCTATATTAGAATAGATCGCATCACTTGGTCCGTTGGGGCAGGATTCGATTATGTTGTATTACAGTGGGACGATGCCGCTGATGAGGTTATTGACTACTATCAGGGACAAGGATTTATGGATTACTTAGCTGCAGGTGCTGGTAAGGCTATGTCTGCTGCACCTACTACTGCTACTGAGGGAGATTTACTTCTCACAGGTTCAGGTGGTGCAGCTGGCGATACGTATTCTTTCTTGATTGAATGCACGTTAAAGAACTAGGAGACCAAAATGTCTGAAAAGAAAATGAGTACAGGAGAGGTCGCTGGTCATCTTAGAGCGGCCTCTCGTATTTTCAAAGCGTTTGAGTTTGCAGAAGAGATGGCAGTACTCGTCTTGACTGCAGAATCAAGTGTTAGAAAACTAGAGAAGGAACTGAAGAATTTACAGAAAGAAAAGGAAGTCCTAAACAAAGAATGTGATAGTATTGTAGCTAAAACTACTAAAGCAGAGGAAGCTTTTGTTGCACAACAGAAGACAGTAGCTGAGTTCGTAGCTAGGGCGTCTAAGGATAGTGCTGCTAATGCTACTGAAGCTAGGGCTAAAGCTAAGGCTATTATAGCAAAGGCAGAAGAAAAGGCTGCTGAAGTTGAAGCAAAGACTAGCGAGGCCATGGCAGCTAAGACAGCTGCTGAGGTTGCTATG